TCATATTTTTTCAATATCTATAATATTCAAAGGAACATAAATGTAAGAACCCGAAGAAGCGACTCCCCAAAGAATACTGAAACCATCTTCCCCGACTTCTACGGTTTGTTCTAACCACTGGGTCAAATTATTTTTAGGATTAAAGTCCGTAGGTAGTAAAAAATCTGTTTCTACACTATCCACAGATACTTTCCATTTAGAACGTTCAGCACCTGAATTAGCCTGTATCGTAGAACAGAATAACCTAATTTTATAAGTTCCGGCGGAAAGACCTTCCATCTTAAATTCCCTATACTTTTCAGAATTACCTCCTGTACAGATGTTGTGTTCTAAAACCTCGTCAGGATATATACCGCTATTGTTCCCGGTAGAAGCACCTTTCTGTGATTCCATCATGTAACTCGTACCTTCTGAATCTACCTTAGTAATAGTTCCTAATTGTTGCCCTGTTGTAGTATAGAGATTTCTAACTAAATTTTGAGTTTGAAGTGCTACTTTAACCAATTGGTTTGTCTCATCGTATAGCTCTCCCACACCACCTAATACGTTGAACGTCCATCCAATTGAAATAACAATTTTTTCACTGGGTTCTACAATAGTAATACTACTATGTTTAATCTCAGTTAGATTTCCTTCCGCATCCTGTAACTGTCCATACACCGTTTTTGAACCAATAGAAGTAAATGTGTAATTAACACTATCAGAGTAATCCACCCACTCAACACCTGTAAGGTCGGCTACTTCACCCAACCTATATTTGGTAGGAGCAAATGAACCCGCATAAGTAAAGGTTACAGGAATGATTAATGAAGTTGAAGTAATTTTGCCCCCATTTAAAATCAGAGCTTCCAACGTTAACGGAGTACTTACATATTCAATGGTAGCTGACTTAGTATCACTTATAGCTTGACCTTTACTAATTTGCGCATAAACAGTCTTTTGCCCAAATCCATCAGACAGGGTAAATTCAACCGTATTTCCTTCCGGTATGTTCTGCCAAGTAGCTGATGATAAATCTGTACTCTCACCAATTCGATAGCGAGTAGCTGCCCCTGTATAATTAAGTAGAACACTGACATCGCGTTCTTGGGTTGAAGAGTTTCCACTATTCATTGAAATGGAAAGTAATTCTACGGACTCATCATCAACAGCATCCGATTTATATTTACCCATATAAGGTCCAATGGGACATACTGTATTATACCAATTCAAATATCCTCTATAATCGAAACTGAAGGTAGTACCAAGACCTGTACTTATCAGAGAACTATCAAAAGCAATACAATAATCTCCACTTACGTAGTCTGCAATTTTTAAATCAATAGCTTTCTGATACAAATCAGAGTAAAGAAAAACCTCATTATTGACAGCTTGAGACTCCCAGACAGCAAGTGTCTCCGGTGTCATGTTTCCAAACAATTGACCGTTATTAGCTATAATATTGTCATACATGTGCACACCTCTTATCTGTACGGTGTTACGTCCGTTAGCTGTCATTCCAGGCGTAGAAATTACATTGTTATGAAATACAATCTGTAAGTCATTATTTATAACTCCACTTCCTGCGGGAGCGTTAGTCGGATTCTGTTCGGGCGTATCGTAGGAAAATAAAAATTGTACCCCCATTCCGTACTTTGATTGTGCCACATTATTGAATATCTCAATATTACCGATTGGACCTACTTGCAAGTTTGCTCCATGACTATCAAGCAGAAAATTATTATAGCATTTACCTGAAAAGCTCTGAATGGATAGTCCACTTGTTTGAGCTGACTCATTTTTATAGGCACAATCATACAACCTATTGTAACACACTTCACCTACTGAATTGGATATCTGTACACCGTCATAGCCTGTATGTTCAGTATTATTTCGATAAAATCGGAAATTTGTCAGATAATGGGCTTTCTTTGTATATGAGTATCCTTTGATATAAGTTACGTCTTCACCTTTCAAATTTTTAAATGTAACAGTTTCGCCTGTATAAACAACTGTTGATTTTTCGGGAGTATAATAGCCTATATACCACCCCTCACTATCGGTATCATGCACATACATGTGATGCAGCCAAAGATTATTTAGCTCAAAATTTTCATTCCAGTACCAAGGATTAGAAGCTGTCGGATCGGTTTTTATAGATATACCCGCAAAACTACAAGCGAGTATCTCAAGTTCAAAAGCTTCAAAGTATTTACTTCCGTCCGGAACTTGCAAATGAATAACCGGCCATGTAATCTTATGGTCGGGATTACGATCTAATTTAATACCCTTAGAAAGATTGTAATATCCTCTTCCATCTAATACGACATGCCACATGGAAACAAAGCATATAGTATTCCAACTTGTACCATAAAGTGCCAATGGCGTGTTCTGGTCAATAGTTACCACCAACGGATTATTCTCAGAAAATTGCGGGGAAGGGCTTTGCTGCGGATTACCCTTAATCTCCGTATTAGCCAACCTCAAACGTGAAGTACCGTTTTCCACAGCTTTCTTTAATACAAGGGTATAGGCATCATAACCGGATGGAAGGCTATCAAGATTGATATCTTTATAATAGTTTGTGTCCGGAATAGTAAAAACCATATAGCAATCGTTTACCCCGGTTTCATAAACATCAATCTTTGCATCGGGATATCCGTCAGATACAATGCTCATTTTCGGTTCCTGTCCTTCCGATGGTTTAGCAGCCAAACGAGGAGTTATTGTAATCAGTTTATTAATGCGCTTACTGATAGTCTTCTGAGTACCTGTATCATAATACCGTGTTTCCACATCATAGATTCCTCGGGATGGAATATTTATTTCCGTAGAAGTCAGTAACCCACCTGCAAGAGTGAAATCAGTTTGTGTACGATGAGCAATAACATCCTCAGGAACACCGCTATCTCCGTTTTCTTTCAGAATAAACACTTCAAGCGTATGCTCACGTGATAAATCATAACCATTATCCGACATTATATTTATCGTGAAATTCTGGTCTGTACGGCTTATTTCTGAGGACACACCGACATCGTGATAAGGAAGTATCTGATTCTGCATTGCATACAGGTAACGTACTAATACAGTGGAAAACAATTCTTCCGCATTACGATAATTTACCGCCCGTACCTCTTGCCTTAAATCGCCCTCAGTACTCACGGGAACTGTTACCGAAGTATTCTGCGAAGTATTATCAATCGTTTCTCCCGCAGAAATGGAAGTGTCAGAGGTACTTCTTTTTGTAAAATACATCTTTTGTGCCCATTTTGTCACCGCTTCCAAAGTAACCGTTTCACCTACAAGCGGAAAAGCGTTGCTAACCTTCGTTGCTAATTTAACACGTCCAATACCACCGATTAGCTTATTTACATATTCCTGATTACTCATAACTTTCTTCTTTAATGTTCAACGTGTAATTGTTATCTTCTACGTACATACCTGTTTCCTCATTATATGTACATTGCAAAGATGCTGTGACTATTTGACCAAAGCGGATGAACGAGTGTCCATTATCTGAGGTAAACAGAGACTTGATGAAAAGATTTCTATTCTTGGAATTAACTCTTACAGTTATAATATCATCCGTAGGAACTATGTAAACAATAGAATTACTAAACGTTTCAAGGTCTGCCATATTAGTACCTTCATACCCTGTACTGGCATCTGTCGTTTCATCCCATTGTTCGCCAAATAGGTTATATGCACCCGGAGACACATTGTTAATAGATGCACGTAAGTAATCTATATCAAACTCCGGTGCGTATTCTTTATTTGATAGATAGGTATTTTTTAATGATTCCAGTAGTTTGTAGTCCGTACCTCCTTCGTCAATGTTCAGTATATTATCGGCATTACTCAATGCGGTTGAATCTGCCTCGTAACCCCGATTTTTATATTCTCCCAATTTTCTTGTTTCAAAAGAAAAGTCCAAATAATCACCTTCATTAATCTCAGCTTTTACCGGAGAAAAATTAATAAACCTTTCCGATGGGTTATTATTCCAAAATGCAGAAGCATAAATGTTATTACTTGAAAGATATTCTTTCACACCACCACTGTTGTTGAGGAAAGCAACATACGCTTTTCCTAATTTATTAATAAAGATATTATTGTAATTTGCCAGCTTCTCAAAATTACCTGATAAAAACTCCTGTGATGATGAGTACTCACCATTAAAGTAGACAGTGTTATTGTCAACATTGAGTTCTTTAATGCCTGAACAACCAAACATTCTTCTGACATAAGCGTACAGACCACCTGTAATATTGGAATGGAACAGATTACTTTTTATATTGAAGCGCTGCATATCTCCGGAAATACTGAAAGGCTGTCCTGCACAATTTTTAATTGTATTTCTAACCAAATCAAATTCACTGACTCCGCCGATAGAACATGCGTATTCAATCATGCCTGTGCCGTCAATAGTATTATCCGCCAATTTCAAATAAGCATTATTTCCAGAAATAGACAATACATTTGCGTGACCTAATCCACCAGCGTTTATGTAGTAATCTCCTTTAAGATAAGAACGGTTTATTTCTGCACTATCTATCCCATTCATATATACTACCACCGAAGAAGCTCTATCAAAATTACAGGAGTCTATTAGTGCATTAGAGACATTTTTTAATCTCAAACAATACCATGTGTGCCACTGTTTTCCGGAACTGTCCGTATAGTAGCCATTGAACTTACAGTTATGCAGAGCCACATTCTTAACCTTGTCCGTAGCGTCATTGCTACGTACCATAATAGCCGCAAGTTCTTCCGGAGAAGAAGCACCGGAGAAGTTACAGTAATTTAGCATGGAAACGCCTTTAATAAACAAATTATCCACATTCTCAAACAACAATCCACCCAACCATCTGCAATTGATGGTGTATAAATCGTTGCCATTGATAGTCAAAGTATAAAGGCTGTCTTTATTCCAATCTAACAGAGTGGATGTCCAGATTCCATAAATTGAGTTCCATTGTGACCCGCGTACCTCTGTAGCTTTCTTTACACAGGAAATCATAATATCCTTTGTGAGTTTATCCGGATAATCCTCTTTAATTGCGGCAATACATTCTCCAAGTCCCGAATAATAAACGGATGGTTTGTCACTGCGGATGAGGAAGTCCGTGTCGGTTTGCACCAACATTTCCTCCATCCACACATACATGGTATGGTCAGAAGCCAAATTTTCAAAAGTATATTCTGAGACTGCCCCTTGACTCACTTGGTCAACATTCAGCTTCTGCACTTGATACCCGTCTTTCGGAACAATCTTAATGGTCACACTTCCTGTTTTTGCGACTGTAATATAATAGTTACTTTTATCTTCCGATTCCACGACGTTTATAATATCTCCTGTAGCGGAAATCGTACATTGTCCAACATTAGCCGGATTTATGGAAATTCGTATAGAAATAGTCTCTAAAACACCTCCCTTAGCTTTGATGACTTGATTAACCTCATCCCAATATATTGTATCATTATCAATATATTTTCGGAGTTTATTTATAACCTCATCATCCCATTTTTCCCAACCTTCGTCTGTACACGAACGAATGTATATACCATTAAATTCATAACGTATTTGCCGGATATCACCGTCATTGCTAACAACCAAAATTCCTTTGATCTCTCCGCTACCAGCTTGTATGCTATACAGGTAATATCCCGACTTGTCTATGTGATCAAACTCTGATTCCGGTATCCCTCCAAGATCAGTAAACACACAACTACCGCCACCTTCTCCTAACTGGCCTACAATATCCACCAATAATCCCCCAACACGTGAAGCCGTATTACGACCAAGCCTGGTTTCATCCCTTATTTCTTTTGCACGATCTATTAACTCTGCCATAATCTTTAATTATTAGACATTTACAATCGGACATGCTGCTAAATTCTCCACATAAGCTTCTTCTATGTTGACTTCAACACCTGTTTCAACAGTTTCCACATACGTTTTAAAAGCTGTTAGTCTTGCTTGATAATCATCCACTGCCAATTTAGCCAAGGCATCCACAGTTATGGCTGCATAATTACCAAACGCTTCATACATCTTGTATACCTTCGGATATCCGTTTACTTCGATACCGCCTACTTGTTTGGTTACGGTCAGTTCCGTACCCCTTTGCATTCCTGTATTTATTTCACTCATGATGTCATCATTTTACGAGATAGAGTATAGTCATACTCTTTATCTTCCGTTATACTTAATTCTTCATTACGTATATAGTTTCTTACGGGAATATCAACCTCTGGATATTCAAAGATTAATTCTCCGATAAATCCTTTTGGTAACTGCAAATTATATGCTTTTACAAAAACCTCACCATTTGACTTCTCTTCAAACGAATATGTAATATTCGATGCCGTCGGATATGTAGACGTAATTACTATTTTTCTGTATCTATAGCCTATCTCCGCCGATATGAATTCTGGATAAAATTTTGCAGTAATGACATTCGCCAGGCGGCTGTATTTTTCGCAGATACCCCCACTCCAAACACAGTCTATATTTGCCAATTCGCAAACAAAACCCGTCCATTGTGCTGTTATTGCAATCCCAGCATTTTCATAACCGTATGATTTCCCTGCCAACTTATACCTGTCCAATAAAGCAAACAGTTGCCTTTCTTTATCCAAGTCCATAAATTCAGCTTTGATGATAAAGTCAATAGGCTTTCCGTTCCCTTCTGTAATGTGTACGTCAATATCCAATGAGTCTTTGACAATCTTCTCCAACATACAAACCTGTGGGCTTCCTCCAGCCTTAATGAGCATACGCTTTTTCCATTGGATGAAATCAGTGTATAGCCGCCGGATTGGTCCTGTGAATATCATGCAAATGATATACATCAAATTACTCCTCAACACCCTTGGTAACTGTTCTATTACCCACTTATCCCAAATAATATTCATGGTCAGTCAATAGCATAAATAATGTCCTCTTCTTCCCGCACATACACAAATGCACCACTTTCCGCATCAATCCGCCTCCGGTCTTCCAGTGTCCCCTTCCACGTCGTCCCGTCCAGCGTCACGTCCTTCACCCCCTCAGCCTGTTGTATCACATCAATCAATTTTGATGCATACATCACACCTCCATACTCCAGTCCGTTCAGATATCCTTCAATAGATTCTTCCACGGGTTTACCGCCACCACTCAACCGGGTTCCTGTACTGTCCAGCACCAGCGGATCATAATAAATATGCATGTGGATACGTAACTGATCCGGAGCCTCACTGACAAATAGATAATGCGTTCCAGCCGCTCCGACTTGGTGCATATAGCTTTCAAAAGATGTACGTACATCGCCTGTGAGAGGCTGTTTGTCCTTATCGCTGAAATAGATTTTAAGCTTAGTAACGCTGTCATCCGTGACCTGTCTGACCGCTACATTCTTAACAATCCGTTTACTCTCATTCACTTCCGGATATCTGAATGAATACGTCTTTTCATCGAATGACAAGGCATCTCCGTTCTGAAATTCCAAAGCCTTGGCATAATACCAGGATAATGATGTCACATAACTGCTATCTATTAATTCCTCTACTTCCTGCCGGAATCTATCCCAAAGTTTCTCATGAAGCCATACAGCAGAGGCAAATACATAGATTAGTATCGCTTCTATACTTGCTACGGAGAACTGTTCATCAAAGGTCTTCCCGGGCGTCAGTCCATACATATCCTGTATGGTCCCATTGGTAACAAAGTCTTCTTTGATGCTTAGGCTTATTTCACTAATTGTTCTGCTCATCACTATATCAGTTAAATGTATAATCAAAAGTATAATCGAATATTCTCCAGTTACCTATGAAAGCGGTTGCCGGATGTATTCCATTCATGGAGTAGTATTCAACAATACTTTTATCTATGATATTTTCGGGTTGGAAAGACAATATTTGTCCGGGTTCCAAATCTGTCGTTATGTCTAACCCGTTTTCAACAGCAAGAATGAAAACACCTTCGGCACTGCCGTATACCTGTATGGCGATATCTGCCAATGTCTGCCCGGACAAAACTGTCACTTCCATCCCTTTATCATTCTATATAGTTTAACTCCCATCCAGGTTATGAATACAATTCCCAGTACCATCAATGTTTTTTGCCACCAGGGAGGCTCTGTTTTTTCGTCGATATTCCGGTTCTGTTGTATGAAAGTATCTATTTTTCTTTCTAATGACAGAATTTTCTCTTCAATGAGATTGTATTGGACGTTTGTATCTTGAGCCTTGCCAGCCGTTTCATTCGTCTTTTTATTCATCGTACCGGTTTCAACGGCTGTAGGATATTGCTTGCCTGTACTGTCAGGTGGCGAATAGTTCGTACGGTTCCAAGACATTTGCATGTCTGATATCTTATCCTGAAACTCTTTAACCGATTGCTGCATGTACAATTCTAAATCCCTTTGCTGGTCATATCGCCATTGTTCATCCTGTTTTGTTTTCTCAGATAAATCTTCTTTAAATGAAGTTTCCTTCGGAACCGCACAGGCCACCAGAAGCGGAAGAAGGAAAAGCAATATCAATAACTTTTTCATAGCCTTTCCTCCTTTATTGCCTTTTCAACCATTACAAAGATTTTATCCATCGTTTCCACATAATCGGGAGCAGTAGCATATTTCGCCCCAACGTTATCAACAATACGGTGGACGAACTGACGGGCATCATTCCGATATGGCCACGCATCCGCATATCCGGGCTTCTTCAATATTGCTAGGTGATCTTCCAAACATTCAGATACAGATTCATAATCACGGAAAAAGCGCCTAACTGAATACTTGTACCGCTTATCATTTATTTTGGTAACAGACAAAACTTTTTCCGGAGCTTTAAAAGTCACATCCGGACGGCTGAAATACTCCGTTGTATTTACCAACTGTACGGCACCGTTCCAGGAAGAACCTTTAGTAACACCAAACAGATTATTACCTATTGCACTTTTGCCCCATCCGGATTCAAGTGCGGCTTGTGCCGTTATGAATACCGGATCAATCTCATTCATCGCTTTTGCCAGTGGATAAATCCACTTTACGAAATCATTCACTTTCATGTTTTTCCTCCTTTTCTTTCATCGTAGATACCAACGTTTTAAGTAATTCATTTTTCATCAGTCCGGATACTGCATGCACGGCATCTTCCGCCTGTCTACGAGCTTTATCCTCTGCCTTTTCCCATATACTCCGTAATTCAATCACCATGATAAAAATTGAAAGAATGGAAGCGAATACGGGAATACTCATTAAAAAAGGCAGATGGATGAAATCGAAAAACTTGCATACAAAGCAGATGCAGTCTATTCCTAAAGCAATAGTCATACTGCCAAAGTAAAGAATGAATTTGCTGACCGTACGTTTCATGCCGTAGCTGTTCCTTTTCTCTCCGCGAAGCTTCGCTTTATGATATCCTGAAGCAAAATCCCAGGACATAGCCACCGTCACCAGCAGAACTTCAAAAACAACTATGATCAGTAGCTTTGTGATACCTTCAAAAATTTCCATTTTAAACCGTTTTTAAATTGATATTAATAATGTTTTTAAGCTCTTCGTAATTGATACCTACTCGGGCCAGATGTATCTTAATTTGTTTTTCAATCATGACTTTATCACCATGAGAACGGATGAAACGAAGCAGGTTCGGGCCAAGTATAGGGTCTTCCTTCAGTTCACCCTGATTCAAGTCAAGTACTACCGCCGCATCCTGTATCTGTGTATCATTGATAACCATTCCCGTGAGCTTCCCGTTAACATTACGAGGGATAATTTCAATATCACCGTTTTTGCCTAACTGTATTCCTTTCATTGCTTCACCCTTTCGTTTTCTATTTGGCTTTGTTGCAGGCTATTCATCGTTGATGTCGGTGCCGGAGTAACAACACTACCGGAACCGGGAGTGACTCCGGCTACCTGATGAGTATGTGTATTAAACTTATTTACCATATCATTGATGATATTCGTCAGTTCTTTCACCTTTACCATTCCGCCCAACTCTCCATTATTGAAGGTAATGGAGGTGTCCGTCTTTATCTGTACTTCCTCTATTTCTTCAGCCGAAATAAGGAAAGCATCCGTTTCCTGACCTTCTACAATCCCAATCAAGCAACCGCTTCCTACTTTCGGACAAATATTGAAAGCCCCCATTCCCAACTGTATGCCATAATATTCCAGATCATCCGAAACACCTACGGCATCCATCATCAGATTTTCTTTATCCACTACGGTTACTGTAACCCATCGTAATTGCGCTTGTCTGGCACCATCCTGTAACCTTTCAAAGGCATTTCTCAGCTTTTCATCTTCCGTCATTCCGCACGCCCTCCCAGTTCAAGTTTCTGCCGGTAAGTGGCATTGTCACTGAACTCCTTTGTCACTTTCTCCACATAGTAACTTCCGTTCATTTCCGGTGTAATGATGCTGCTCAATTCCACGATCATCCCATGATGTACCACCGGTACTCCGAACAGTTCCACACCTCCTTTATACTTTTGCTTTTTAAGACCTTCATAAAAGTCCGATGCAAACTTTTTCAATTCAGCTACCGTTACTTTCTGTGCTCTTTCGTTATAGGTTAGATTGTAAACCTCGCCACCTTCGGTTCCGGCACTTGCTTCCAACTTCTTTCCGTTCGGTCCTATACTGATAGCTTTCACCAGAGATTCTCCGTTTGTCTCATTCAGGTCCTGGCTAACAGCATTCTTTTCCAACTCCACTTTTACTTTTTCAGACTGAACTTTCTCCGTATATACATTTCCGCAATAGAGTGTTTTCCCTATGAAGTAGCAATACAGGTTCGTTTTCTTGCGGATATCATCCAGTATTTGAGCCACGGTTTTATTCGAGTAGCGTACGGCTCCCAGTTCCACATCAAAGTCTGTTTTGACTTCATATCCTTTGGTTATATCCTGCAAAAACTTTTTCAATTTTGCATTGGGTGCGGAATAGGATACCGTTTTACGCTTCAGCTTGTACATCTCATCTTCACACCGGATAGTTACCGGGATGCCTCGGGATACGGAGACGATATAGCCTTCAAATTCCGGATACAGGTCATCACCGTATCCAAGTTCTATCATCACCTCATCACCGGCATTCAACAAGTCTTTCAGTTCCTTTTTATCGAAGAGTACAATCTTTCGCGGAAGTACGATCTCCGCAGTGTCCGTCAGCATCTTCCATGAACTTTCAATCTTCACGGATGACACCAGATGGAGCATCAGTTTCTCTCTCCTTTCATTGGCCGGGAATGTGACCTTGCCGCACATCATGTAACTCATCGCTTCAGTTCTATAGGATTATCACTGGTAGCGCGTATCGTGAATGGAACTACGCTGCTATTTCCCTGTATCGGATTGAAACTCAACTCATCAATAACCATAGAGTATACTTCTTTTTGGTTAAAGAGAAGGCCGGTCACTCCGATAGCTTCAGTTACCTTTCTGTAATTGACCAAAGCATTTACCTGCTCATCCACAGTCTTGAAGCCATCACGGTTCTTATCCGCAATGCAGAAACCCCGTATATTGATACTCCAGTCGTCCAGCCCGTATATTTCCTTCACGGTTCCGGCATTACCCAGCACTTTGGTTTTCGTCACATTCATGGAGCGGGAAAAGTCTACCAGCGTCGCATAAGGCATTGTGAAACTTGATAGATTGATTTCACCGCGGGAACCATCGTCATTATAGGTAAAGTATTTCCGACCGTCCAAAATGAAGGTATCCAGTACCGGGGTTCCCATCCAGCTGTATGTTTCGGCTTTCTGCGGAGAAATCGTTGTTACTCCCTGATAATCTCCCGGATTATAATCACCTAAATCACGTCCCCAGGGAAGATAAATTGGAGAAGAAATTCCGAACACCTGGGCAAATAGTGCGCCGATATTTAATGCTTGATTGCCTGATATCATAGTTTTCCTCCTTTCATTTAACCTATTGCCGGAACTGCATCCGTCAGTACGGCCAGTATCTCTCGTTTCACTGTATCCGCGATCTCTCGTACTTTACCGCCTCCGGTCACCTGGAAATTGTTATTGAAAGTCACATTCATGGTGATGTTGCGCACGTTTCCACCACTGCCCCCAAGACCGACATTCTTTCCGTTACCGGATGCGCCTCCGGCTCCACCATCACCACCGGTTGGTTTGTTTACAGGAGCAAGGGGCGTTTTTAGAATAAGTTTACCTTCCTCAGGCTTTTGTCCGTTTGACTGAGACTTTTCAAAGTCCGCCATTCCTTCTTTCCAACCGTCGGAGAACGCACTTCCTACCTTTTTACCACCTTCCACGGCCTGCTTTGAAAGCCGATCCCATACATCATTGAAATGGAAATCATCGTCAAACCAGTTGGCAGGATTAATAACGTCGAGAATCGCCGTCATCACATTTACCAGAAAATTATATAGTTCGGTAAATAGTGTTGTAACAAAATTCCAAAGTCCATAGAAGAAGGCACGCACTTCGGCAAACTTATCCCAGAGATAAGCGACTAATGCGCCAATAGCCGTAACGGCCATCGCAATCCACCCGACAATAGGAATAGAATTAATAGCCGCCGTCATGGCCGATGCGGAAGTAACCGTTGCAAATACCATTTTTGCCGTACTCGCTACCCAGGTAATGGATGATTTGACCACCGCCAAGGACATTATATTACCGACTGACCAAGCAACAATTCCCAAAGTCACGATAAATCCGACCAATGTTCCAATCCATTGAATGGCTGGAGCAATAGGTTCTACAAACTCAAAGAAACTGATTTTCAGGTCATCGATAAAAACCTGCATACGTTTCTGCTTTTCGGCATACGTATCCATATTTGTAGCTGCCATATCAGTTGCAGCAGAAGAACCTTGTATAGCTTCTGTCCAAGCATCCATTTGATCTACGCCTTGTATTAGATTCATGACAGATGCCAGGTTTTCACCACCAAAGAGAGCAGACATAACTGTAGCATTATCCATAACAGGTATTAAAGCACGTAATCGGTCAGTTAAAGAAAAGGACTGATTTTGCATGGTTTCGATACTTACTCCTGCTGCTTTTAATTGTTTAATAGCATCACTTGTAGGAGCCTGTAACTTTACGATAGTATTGCGCAAAGCAATTCCTCCCTCTGAACCTTTTTTCCCATTCTTATCCAATAGCTGGATTGCAGAGTTTGTTTCAGCAAAAGAAACACCAAATGTTTTTGCCACACTTCCTGTTTGTTTTAATGCTTCAGCTACTTCACGAACTTCCGCTGAGCCCTCTACAGAACCGGCTACCATTATATTCATGTAATCTGTCATAATCTGTGCGGCTCTCATCGGATCATCTAACGATACTTTAAATTGATTCATAGCTGTAGACATAGCAATAGATGCGCCTGGAACATCGTTAGACATCGTTTTGCTAAGGGTCATTACATTATTTGACATAAGTTCAAGAGCGTCTGGTGTCTTTTTTAACTCAGGGCTGATTTTAGACAGTAAATCTTTGTATACTGTCATTGAATTGGCGGCATCTGTTCCGAATGCTTTTGCTGTATTTCGTGCTTTAATGGCCAACACATCCAACTCTTTTCCTTGCATATTGGTAAGTCCCGACATTTCTGCAACAGCGGTCTCAAACCTGATACCCGGTTCAATCGCATCATTAAAAGACCCCCGAACCGTATCTACTGCTTCCTTTATCTGATTCAGCAGAAACATTCCTTTTCCAAGCTGTTCCAGTTTCCCGGAAACGGTATCTGACGTTTTTCCCAGATTATCCACCGCCCCATCCACTTTGTCCACGGCTTCCGTTGCGCCGTCAGCCGCTTCGGTTGCCTTATCCAGTGGGGATGAGATTTTGTCAATCAGTTCCAGTATCCATTGTGTAGTCATTGCTTTTAGAGAATAATCGGTTCGCTACTTTAGCCACTGCGTTATACATGGCTATTTCCATTTCTTCCAACTCAGTTTTCCGCAACATGCGGTATTCGGCATAGAGCCTGAGCCATTCATCTTCATCCAGTGTGGCTGGAACATGGATGCCGTACTCACGTTTCAGCACGGCATCTATTCCTTCCACATAATTCAGAGAAGATGAAATACCCTCTATGCTTTGCTGATAAAAGCCGCCTGACCGGAGATCAGTTCCGAAATGGCTGACAGTACGGTGGTGTATACGGCGGAGTCTTCCAATGCCTGACGATCGCCCGCTTTTACGCAATTATTCAGCAGCAAATCATTGGCAGCACCAAGGTCATCCTTATGAGCGGCCATGGCCAGAATCAAATTTTTGTCCGGACGTACAACCAGATAGTCATAGCGTTCGTCTTCATCGACCTGTACCGTGACATGGCGAAGGCGTTTGCCGTATGTGCTTTTCAGTTCCGCATGTTCTGCCGAAGTAAAGCCCACTACCAATGCGCGTTCTTTATCTGTCAGTTCCTCGTAAGGCTTACCGGCTTGTATTTCTTTCTTTTCTTTCATCTTTAAATTGCTTTTAAAAGGTTATTAAACTTATACCGCTACATTCCAGTCTATATGACTGGGCAGCAAAGTAAACTGAGTCGCAATGCTTTTATCACCCTGTTTCACATCCACGCCGTTGTCCGTAAACTCCACGTTACGGATGACATCCTTCAGAATGAAGCCATTGTATTCATATATGACGGGAATATCGAACGGCTCAATATCCGTGATGCGCTTTCCGGCTCCCAGTGCCAGCAACAGGGCGTTGACTTCTTCCTTCAGTAAGGTGATGGAAGCTTCCGCCTTGTAATTCCCTTCACCGCGTCCCACTGGCATATTCCCGGCTCCATATACGTTTTCTTTCTCCACACTGTCTTTATAGGACAGTGCCGTGATGCCTTCCACCTGGCGGCCAAGCATCACCACTTTTACGTTGTTCCATCCGGCCACGCGACCGAACTTGTTTATCAATGTACCTATCACTGACATAATTCTCAGATTTTATTAGTGAAACCCAGATCGATCTCGAATTCATGCACAATGCCGTCGGCCACCAGCTTCACCTGGATATTGAACGGTTTGTCACTTACGGCCAATTGCTTGGGATTGATATAAATATCGAAATCGGCGATGTCTTCATCGGCTACCATATTTTCAAGTGCCGAACGCACACGGGCATCCCAGTCGCTGACAGTAGTGTTACTGATATATCCGGTAGCCGGATCAGCCTTTACCTTGCTGCGTACACGCGGCAATAAGGTAGCGCGGATGATTCGTGCCGCCTTGTTCCATACCGCGTTATATTCTATGTAGGCATAGTCGCTGTCCGCATCGGTGCAGGTGCAGGAATTGTTGAAAAAGAAACCGGCATACCCTTGGAAACTTCCGGCATAATTGTACCCTTTTTCAGTCAATCTTGCCTGGTCTGTCATACTGACCTGTGACATTCGTTTTCCATTGCTCAATGCGGCATCTATCCAACGTCCGTATAATGTACCGGTCAACGGATAATCAGCCGTTCCCTTTGCTGTGCGCGGATGGCTCTCAATATCCACGCTTCCCATATTCTCATGCACATAGCGTGCGGAAAGCATCCCTAATGCACTGCCTACAGCGGCATGATATTGATAAGCCGCGTCCTTAGATGCCTGATCCGGGTCCTGCGCTATGACAACGGCTATGTTTTCAGAATCAAGAGTGCGAAGGTCGGTAGCATCCGCTACTGTAGCAATATAACCGCCCAAACCTTCCAACATGATTACATCCAGATAGATGTGCTCTTCCTTGAACTTCTCAACCAACTGTTGTGCGCCTTGTACGGCTGCCGTTATTGCTTCATCAGCCGCTACGCTGCAAATTCCGATAGTGTTCACTCCATTGATGGAGCGTACCCCGTCAATGAAATTACTTTCAGCTAATAGGGTGGATACCTTTTCCGTCTTCGGAACCAGCATCAGCCATAAAGTTTTTTCCGGTGACAGGCGGAAGACTTCATCAACCTGATAATGCACCAGTTCTTTGTTGGTGGCGTCCATCGCTTCATCCCATCCAAGTGCCTCCAGATCGGAAACAGCTTTTAGTTCCACCGGTTTGTAATGCGCCAGTTTGCCCGCAATGGCCGTCCCACCGCAGACCAGCAGGATGACACGGTCACTGGTATCGGTTTCCCGTACCAGCCCTCCGTGTTGCTTGTTAATTGTTACTCCTGTAAAACTTCCCATAATTCACTCCTTTCTGTTACACGGATTTACCGGATACGATAGCGCCGATACCGAAATCTTCCACCCGGTCCACGATGCCGTAAGTCTGCGTACGGTATTCACTGGTAGGACTTGCGCTACGCGTATCAATCGTTTCCGGGCGATACAGGGATTTCACGCTGTCCAGGTGATAGTATGTGTTCGGAGCATAGAAGAAAGTACTTGCCTGATAATCCGTGGCGGCAGGCTTGGTTCCCTCTGCCACTTTCTTTAATGTGGTAAAGTTGTAGAATGGCGTGTCATTGTTTTCAAAGAATTTGAGTCCCATGAAACCACGCGGTTTACCGGTAGCCGGATCAACATAGAAAGTACGGTCGTAAAAGTACTTCGACGCGTTTTCATCCAACAGCAGGTCGGCCATGTGCTGCGGGCAAAGAACTACATACAATGCCTCACCGTTCGGGAGATTCCAAGTCTTCACTAATGTAGCGAAGTTTACCAAGTCTTGGTAGCAAAGGCGCAAACGTCCGGTTGCATCTTTACTGCCCGTTGTTTGAATAACCGGCATTTCCGCTTTCGTGTCATCTGCCGGTGCCAACTTCCACAATACATGATTGCGGATACCCACCTGAAACGATTCATTATGCTTCACACGAATAGCGGAACGTTTGTCGAAAGCCAGATAACGCGCCTCCTCATCCGTACAGGATGTCGGAGTGGTATCGTACTTCTCCCAAGGAATAATCAGGTTCTGTCCGGTCATGGCTTGCGCCGTGAACTCTTCCGTATTGTTCACTTTAAAGCCAACGTTGTTGATCAGCTTGTTTTTGCGGACGCCATCTGCCGTAAGTGCGGCCTGTGGAACTGAACCCAGCACTTGCATAAAGTCCGCCTTATAATTTCTACGTTCTACCAGCAGTTGCGGGTCGAGATACTTATTGAGATAAAGTCCATCTACTAATGTTGCCATCTCTTCAATTTTTAATTAATTAATTTATAATTTGCCTGTCAGCCGTTTTTCTTCACATATTCATTCAGCAGGCGTTCGTATTCCTTCGGATTTTCATCCATCAGTTTTTCCAGAGCGGAAGGATCCTTCTGCAAGTCCTCGAAAGTTTTTCCGGTGGTAGTTGTCGCACCCGGAACCACGACCTTCGGTATCTCAACCGGTTTCAGCGCATCCAGCATCTTCTTTGCGCTGTCGAAATTGCTTTGCAGCATTTCTTTCCATTCGTCACGTACATCCGCCGTGATCTTCTTGTCCTTAACGGCACCATCCAGCAAATCAGTGATTTCCTGTTCACGGCGTTGCTCTTCACGTCTTTCGAGCATGTCGGTGCGTTCCGCTTTCCGTTTGTACACATCAATCTGCGCCAGTACCTGCGCCTCCGTTGAGGTTGTTTCCATCCCCAGACGGTTTGTCAACATTGTCAAATCCATGTCGTTTTTTGTTTTTTCGTTACTATTCTTATCTGTTATCTCAATGCTCCCTGTATATCCGCAATTCATGATAGCCTGTGCCGTGGACTTGTCAATCTTTGCCTTTCCGCTGACTGCCGTCACAAATCCATTTTCATGGGCTTCTTTTGCCGTCATCCAGTAATCGCCTTTTTCCCATTCTTCCTTTAGTTTCTTCTTGTCCTTGCACTTTGCCAGGAAAGCGTTCAGGTAGTGTTCGTTCAGTTTTCTCATCATGCTCAGATAGCTTTCAATATCCGTTTCCTTACCGCATACCCCGCCACTGATTTGGTGTATCATAAAGAAGCCGTTTTCCGGCATGGTGAATTCTTCGCAATTGATTGCAATGTAAGTGGCCGCACTCGCCACCATGGCACCGCCTTCGCCGGTTATCTTTCCGGGAAACTTCTTGATGACGTTCACAATCTCGTTCGCTTCCATGCACTCGCCACCGGGACTATTTATATAGATATGTACGTCCCGCACGCCTGAGCGTATCAGTTCGTCTATCTGTGAGGTAAAGGAACTTTCCGTGTCCCTCCATTGGGATATCATTCCCTTTATTTCTATGCGGGCACGCCCGCCGTCGGCTTTAGCTGTCAGATTCATACCTTTTTCGTTTTCGTTGATGGTGCAAATTTCAGAAACATAAAGGAGGCATGTAAATAGCGTTTTCAAACAGGAAAAAAATCCTGCCATAAAGAACTTATTTTTTCCTGTTTGGAAAGGATTTGTGCCTGTTTGAAAACGCTTTTTCCGCATGCGGAGCGGATATAAGAACTTTGCCTGCGTAAACCAAAGGAGACAGTGTATGCCAAGCAAAGAGTATTACCGTAAATTAAAGAAGGAAGCGCACGACCTATATGTGAATGACGGGTTAACGTGCCGGGAAATATCCGAACGGGTGAACGTATCGGAAAAGTCCGTATCCGCCTGGATCAATGCGAATGACGGACTGTGGAAAAAGGAAAGGCAGTCCGCTGCCATCAGCGTAAAGCAGCAGGGTGACAACCTGAAGGAAATCATTAAGATGCTGGCTGACGACAAACTGGATATCCTCCGGCAAATAGACGAAGCCACTAAAGAAGGTGATAAAGAACGGGAACTGGAACTGCGTAAACAAGCCTCCAGCCTCGATAACAGTGTGAACGCATGGGGAAAGCAGCTTGCCGAAATGAACAAGAAAAATGCTATCACCCTGTCCATATACCTCGAAGTACAAAGCCGGATTTTCGACTCCATGAAGGTGTCCGATCCGGGACTCTATTATCAGTCACTTGACTTTCAGGAACAGCATGCTTACGAAATCGCTAAAACTTTAGGGTAATATGGCAACGGCAGAAGATAAATCAGCACTGAAAGCATACCTGGAAAAGGTAGCGCGTGCACGGACTACCAAGAACCTGATTAATCCGGATGAAAGCACGCTGGAGAAGATGGAACGTATCCGCAAGGCAAAGGAAGACTACGGTTTTATGGTAAAGACTTACTTTCCTCATTACTGCACAAAGGATGACATACACGGGAACCCTGTTGTAGTGGAGTGTGCGGATTTCCAGATAGACCATATTCATAAGGTGAGGGATAACCCTCTGTATATGGGATATGCAGAATGGGGACGCGGACTGGCGAAATCCGTACACCATAACGTGTTTCTTCCCATATTCCTGTGGATGAACAAACAGTCCCGTTTCTTCTGCCTGGCATCCGACACGTTCGACCGGGCTTGCGACCTGTTGGAAGACATACGGGCGGAATTCGAGGCGAACGAACTGCTGATACATGATTTCGGTGAGCAGGAGAATCCCGGCTACTGGGAAAAGGGAAACTTCGTCACAACTTCCGGATTTATCTGCAAGGCATTCGGCGCACGGATGAAAACCCGTGGTTTGCGAAAAGGCAGGAACCGCCCGGACCTTTGGGTAGTGGATGATCTGGAAACGACACAGAGTATCAACAACAGCCGCATTCAGGATAAATATGCGGAATGGATAGAGAATGACGTGATGCCGACCATGACCGGCACATTCCGCCGGTTTATCGGGGTAAACAACCGGTTTGCCAGCCGCATGGTGCAGACCATCCTGAGGGAAAGACACCCGGATTGGGACTGGGACTTGGTAAAGGCATATAATCCGGTGACGTATGAGCCCGTCTGGAAGTCCATGTATACCTCGGACTATTATCGTCAACAGGAGAAAGCGATGGGTATTCTGGCAGCTCATGCCGAATACAACCATGAACCACTCGTAAGGGGAAAGATTTTTAAGCCTGAAATGGTGCTCTGGGGAACACTACCGGACCTGCATAGCATGAATGCCATCGTCGGCCACTGGGATATCGCATACGCCGGAACGGAAACCAGCGACTTCAACGCCTGCAAGGTCTGGGGAAGGCATCTAAAAGATTTCTGGCTGATAGACGGTTTCGTGAAGCAAAGCAAAATGAAAATTTGCGTGGAATGGATGTGCCTGAAGCAAATGGAATTCAAGGCAAAAGGCGTGGTATGCTTCTGGCAATATGAATCGCAATTTTGGAACGATGAGGTACGCCGTACCATCGAAGAAACAGAGCAGGAAATGGGCGTGGAACTGAACCTGATTGCAGTGGAACGCTCCACCACCGCCAAGCTGTTGCGCATGCTGACCATGCATCCATACTACCAGAACGGGCGAATCCACGTTAATGAGCAACTGAAGGCCAATCCCGACATAACCACCGGTCTTAAACAACTGTACGCCATCGAACCAGGCATGACGGAACATGACGACAGCCCGGATGCGGACGAACAGGCTATCAAGAAACTGGAATTATACACCGATGCTCCTGTGCCGGAAGGTGAACCTGCTGAACGTTCGTGGCGGACCGGAAGGTACAGGCGCAAATACACTTGGTAAAGATTATGAAGTACATTACAATGGAAGACCTGACAACCGTGGTCCAGAACCGGTTGCTGCTGGAAAGCGTCGAAAAGGACGAAGAACTTCTGGACAGTATCGAAGACATGGCCGTCAGCGAAGCCGCTGCCTATATAGGCGGCCGGTACGGTGTCGGAAAGATATTTGCGGAACCGCCCATTCGTACAGGTATATTAGTCAGAGTCATAGCCTGTATGGTGGTGCCACGTGCCATCCGCAGGAATGCGGCCCGTAAAGTGCCTGACAGCATTCAGGAACTGGAAGACTGGGCGATGAGCATCCTAATCAAGATACGTGACGGAATCATGCCGCTGCCTTCTGATATTCCCCCCGTTACGGACGAAGACGGGAATCCTGATATTCCCTTGCTGTATGGCCATACCCGCAATAGCGGATGGTTCATTTAAAAGAGTTTTCAAACCTTTTTAAAAGACTTATAAAATGAGAAACTGGAAACAACAGGTATTCGCTTGGTTCCAACAGAAAGCATTGAAAAATATATCTTGGAAAGTGCTGGTTCAGGAATATTACAAGCGTCCTGAAGCCAATGGTGGCGGTAGTTCACCTGCCGGCACCCATCAGTATAAACGCCAGGCGGTGATGCTTCAGGAAAAGACGATAGATGACTGGAGGCTGGCCGTAGCTTCCGCGACTGATCCGGATGATCCGCGACGCGGATTGCTCTATCGCTTCTATCAGTCCCTGTACCTGGACGAACATCTGCAAACCACCATTGACAACCGTGTACTGCCTGTGCAACAGTCCGAATTCCGCATGGTGGACAAGAACGGCAAAGAGAATGAAGAAGCCACCAAGCTGTTGAAACGTCCTTGGTTTCACGAACTGATACGCATATGTTTCCTTCATCGTTTGCAAGGCGTATCACTGGCGGATATTTCCAGATTGGACGACAATATGGAAATTGCTTCCGTCGAGGAAATTCCGATGAGTAACTACATTCCCCAACAGGGTATCATCTTGCGCGAAGAATCGGACACTACCGGATGGAGCTACCAAGAAGGCGCATTAGAACCGTATTATGTGCAGTTTGGCAACCCGTGGGCATTGGGCATACTGAATGAACTGGCTATTATCATTCTTGCCAAAAAGCTGGGACTGGGTTCCTGGATGAATTACATCGAAAAGTTCGGTGTTCCACCGGTATTCGTCATATCGGATCGTCAGGATAAAAGGCGGTTGGATGAGATTTTTGAAATGATGCTGGATTTCAAGAACTCCATGTTCGGCGTACTTGGCGGACAGGAACGTGTGGAATACGGCAAGGAAGCGGGAGGTAATACCACCAACGCTTTCCTGCCATTGGAAGAACGGTGTGACGACCAGATAAGCAAACGCTTGCTGGGACAGACCGGAACCACCAAGAACGGACCGTACGAAGGTACGGCGGAAGTGCATGAACGGGTGGAAAAGTCACGCCATGAATCGGATAAGATGTTGTTTCAGTTCTATTTCAATTATATCATCATTCCTAAGTTGGTGAAGATAAGTCCGGTGTATCGTCCATTGGAGAATCTTACGCTGGAATGGGATGATACGGAAACGCTCGGCATCAAAGATTACATTGAGGCTATTAATAAACTGGCTTACACCTTTGAATTCGATCCGGAAGAAGTGGCCAAACGCACGGGATTGCCAATTATTGGGCAAAAAAGTAATGCGGGAAGCGAACAATCGGGAGGTTCGCAGCCTGCACCATCCGCACCGGAACCTCAAAAAAAAAAGAACGAACCAAAACGCGGGAAAGCAGGCGTAGCAGCTACCATTAATTCCCTGTACTATCCGGATGGGAAGATGCCGGAAAATGCCGGAGGATTCGGTCTGGAGGATAAAATACGTGACCGCATCCTGAACCGCCTCCGTGACAAGGGGTTTGACGTGGAGAAGGATATTGACCCGGACTTGTTCGCGCATACCTTCGACGGACTGGAGAAGGCTGTCAGCAAAGGATTCGGTAAACCGGAGTTCGGAACGCCCGATTATGATTTTCGTCAGCAGTTGAGTCATAGCAATGCCGTGTTCGCCGCTTTCAAAACCCATCGGCAACAGAACGAGATGCATGCTTTGCTGACAGACGAACAAGGCAACCTGAAAAGTTTCGACCAGTTTCGGAAAGACACGGCAAAGATCATTCAGGACTACAACGTAAACTGGCTGCGTACTGAATACGATACGGCAGTGCGCTGTGCCCGCTTCGCTGCCGATTTCCGCGGATATCAGGCAAACAAGGACCTGTACCCGAATCTGAAATGGCTTCCGAGCATGTCCGTTCATCCACGCGAAGCGCACAAGGAATTTTATAATAAAGTCTGGCCGGTGGATGATCCGTTCTGGCAAACAAATTACCCCGGAAATCTGTGGAACTGCAAGTGCCACGTGACCAGCACTACCGAACCGGTTACCAACAACAGCTCTGTGCCAAAGGTAAAACCGACACCGGGACTGGATGAGAATCCGGCTATCAGTGGGAAGGTATTCACAGAGAGTCATCCATATGAGAAGGAGGCCTCAGAAGAAGCGAAAAAAGCAGTGGAAGAATTTGTCGGCCCCGCAATCTATACCATTAATGGAATTAAGCAGATACCTGTTCTTGACGGAACAGATATGAAAATAAATAAGATAGTGGCTGATGTTGAGAAAGAGATCAGAATGAATAAGTCTCATGAAACGGGTATAGTGATTGGTAAAGATGGAAAAGTTCTTGTCGATAAACGGGGAAAGGCATTCGAAGTCAAGTTTACGGATAGCGAATGTATATTAATGAAGGATGCTATTATCACGCACAATCATCCCAGAGGTTGGAAAGCCGGAGACAATGATTTAGGCAGGATAGGTAATTCTTTCAGCAAGGATGACTTTACGCTTGCAATATATAACGATGTGGCTGAAATCCGGGCGGTCACTCCCAATTATACCTTTGCGCTGAAACGTCCGGAAAAGGGATGGGGAGTGGGTGTCAAAGAGTTCGCTGCCACCTATGACAGAGAGAATAAGAGATTAACAAACGAATTTATGAAAAGGATAAGCAAAGACAATCTGACAATCGCACAAGCCAGTGCCACTCATTACCATATATTGGCCAAGAGAATCTGCAAGAAGTACGGTTGGGAATACATGAAAGGAAAGACCCGTTAATCTTCCTTTTTGAAAACAGCCGTTCCCGTCTGATCTTTGCGGATATCATTGTGAGTGTCTTTTCCTTCAAGTAGCCTGTCGGGAATTCCATCTGGATATGCCAGACAATAATAGTCATCTTGCATGAAGTGTTTGCAAGAAGCGCACTGGGAAGCATAGATATTAAGCATCTCATGCCGGTCATCAAGGATAAAACCTTTATGCTCTTCTTTATAAAGTCGCTTTACCATAATGCTGATTTTATTATTTCGCAAATATACGATATTTATGTTGAAATTGAAAAACTATAAGATAAATGGCAAGAAAAAATCCCATATCAGAGATAAATAAGAGAGTGGAGCACTTCATTCAACATGATTTACCGCGAATAGCAGGTAAGATGGGTGAGGACGAATTCCGTGAGAACTTCCATCGGGAAGGTTTCCGCAACAACGGGATTACGCCGTGGCCCGAGGTAAAACGTCGGAAGAAGGATTCTCCCTGGTATGGCTTTCAGTATAAAGGCGAACGCCGGACTTCGGTAGCCGTCAGGAAGGACAAGAAGACCGGCAAGTATATCCGATCTAAAAAACAGCGTAAACTCAACTTCAGCCAGGCGGCAACCCAGAGGCGTATACTCACAGGTCCCGACAGCAATCTGATGAACAGCATCCGGGTACGTGAAGCTTCTCCCGGAAGAGTTATTATCGGCACCGACCTGCCATACGCCGAAGTTCATAACGAAGGTGGATACATCCGCATATTCGGAAAGAAGAAAGTAAAGGTTCCGCGAAGGCAGTTCATCGGAGAAAGTCGGGAACTGATGGACGAACTGGAAAAGGCATTACTGGAAAGAGTCGATGCCATAGTAGACTCCGTAACCGATACATCCGACCACTAATCATTAACCCTTAATCACTAACTAACATGATTTGGAGCGACATTTACAAAGAACTGTCTGCCCGCATCCTGAATATGCGGCAGATGATCGACAGTCTGGACGAACTTTCACCGGAACTGGCTGAAGAACTGGAAACCGTACCAGAGATACGATACATCGACCTTTGGCACGAACAAGCCGAATACCTGGCTGAAGAACTGCCATTCCCTACGCCCGCCGTATTCATAGCGTTCAACACACTGGAAACTGCGGATATTGGAGCCTTGGCACAGGATATCCTGTTGCAAGTGGACTTGTATATCTTTTGGGAGACCTTTACCGATACGTATGACGGTGCTATTATGCAAACGGAAGCATTGGATTATCTAAACCTGATGACCGTATTAAATGTGCTGTTACACGGATATACGGGGAATAAATTCTCAACCATGAGGAAAACAGGCTTTCAGCGGATGGATTCAGGTGGAGCGGGTAACTTATACCGGGCCAGTTTTGAATGTACTGTCCGAGATTATAGTGCACAGGAACTGGCGGTCATTACGGATATGTTGAATAAGGATATTGTGATCTCACCCAAAGAGACTACATTGGAACGATCAGGAGATGAAGGAAACCTGTATGATATATAGAACTAAAAACTTAAGGTCATCTGTCCGTCATCAACATTGGACGGTTTTGTCCGTCCTTCTTTCAAACTTTCGTAATAGTTGAGATTTTCATTCATATAGAAGATACGTTTATAAATGTAGTTCGTGTCCAGGAAGAACATCTTTAGGCTCATACGACTCAGTACGTCATCCAGTCGGATACGCTTCACATCATAAAGCTGATGGAATGTCTCCACCATCTTACGGTCTCTGATTCTTGTCATTTCCGGATTGCGCATGTAAGTAACTAATTTATAATGCAAAGATATAATTTTTCAATGATTTATCAAAACAGAAGGGAGGTGTAACAAAATTACAGAATATAAATAAAGGGGATAAACTCAAAAAAGTCCCCGACCTGTTAGTAGTTATCTCACCCACATACTAACACATAGATGCGCTAAACCGCACAGCCGGGGACTAAAATACCCTTGCCGCGGTTTGGCGCATCTATGATTATGTATGTGAGTGAGATTTTGCAAAGATAGTAACAATTATAAAATAACAATGATAATGAAAACACCAATTTCATATTATGGAGGCAAGCAAACCATGTTAAAACATATATTGCCTCTCATTCCGGTACATAAACTATATACTGAAGCATTCTGTGGAGGTGCTGCGGTACTTTTTGCCAAACATCCGGTAAGTGCTGAAATCATAAACGACTTGAATATGGATTTAACAACTTTCTACTGGATAGCAAAAATCAACTATACAGAGTTGAAGATTGAAATAGATAAGACTTTGCACAGTCGCGATATGCACGCTCATGCATCTCATATCTTAAATTATCCTCACTTCTTTACACAGGCTCAAAAAGCATGGGCAGTCTGGGCCTCTTGTAAAATGAGTTTCGCTTCAATAATTGACGAGGCTTTCGGATATGATTTTTCAGGTGGTATGTCCAAAAAGTTGGCAAACGCTAAAGACGATTTCACCGAGCAACTTTGCGCCCGTTTAGAGAATGTAACCATTGAAAATCGTGATGCTTTGGAAGTCATCGCATGTTATGATTGCCCAGATGCATTTCACTTTGTAGACCCACCCTACATAAACAGTGATTGCGGTCACTATGAAGGTGCATTCAACGAACAAAATATGACCGATCTACTGAAATTGTTAGAAAACATAAAAGGAAAATTCATGCTCACCATGTTTCCCTTTCCTATAATCGAAGAATTCGCTATCAAAAACGGGTGGATTATTCACCGTGTAGAACGTACCATCTCCGCATCTAAAACGAGTAGGCGTAAGCAAGAGGAATGGATAGTCTGTAATTACGATAATATCTACGGAAAACAAACATCACTGTTTTAATGTAATAAAAGCAAGAAAGAAAGGATTTCATCCCCCTTCTTTCTTTTTTCATTTATTCCTTTGTATTTTATTATTAAAATGTTAGTTTTTATTAGTAAGTTTGCAAAAACTCATAATTATGAATGCTATATCTTTAATTTTATCTATCATCGCTGTACTAGTTACTGTCTATAACTGTTATAGACAATATTTTAAGAAAACAGAAGAGATTGCTTTAACTATATCTGGTGCTCTAATTGAAAATAATGAATTAAAAGTTTGCCTCCTTTATACAAATATAGGAAATCAAACTACTACTATCACCAACGCATCAATTTTATTAGATGCAAATAATTGGGGACTTTATAGTAAGGAAAACCATGCATCTATTTGTGATTGGATAACTCCATTTACCCTTTTTGAAAAAGAACAAAAAAGCATAACAATATGCTATCAATTACCAGATTTTAAGGATATAGACATCAATAGCATATCCATTAGGATTCTATCTGCTTATACTAACGGGAAAGGTCTATTATTTGAAGACCATTATCTTGTAGGGCACTTAAGTACTAACGATACAAGAAAATGTTTTGTATGTTTTTCAACAGATACTCACAGACTATCTCAGAATAGAATCATTATGTCAACGTAATAAATTCTTTTTTACTTATTTATTTATCAGCTTTAAGAAACGGTGGCGGCTTCTTGCATTTAATCTTGCCGTATCAAAACTGGAATATGTCCTGCCGCAATGACCGCCTAATACAGATTGCTACCGTTTGCTATTTTCTACTTATTTGATTAATTATTCATTAATTGGATGGTTATTAGTATCTCCGTAATCCATTATACGCCACTTTAGTTTGCTTTTCTTCATTTTTAAATTGCTATTAATCAATTGGTAACTCTTGAATTTTTCTCATAATATCTGTAACTTCGTCTGCTGTGATATAACCTATTACATCATCTGTTATTGGTGTAGCATAGCATAATATACCATCTTTAAGTATTCCAACCTCATAAGTATCTATACCATTGGAATAGAACATAGAACCGAATAGGACGCTAATTCCATAACCGTTTTCAAAATCCATTTTTGCCTGTTTAGCTTCTGCATATTCTTTAGCAAGATATAAAGGAAGTTTTTGAGCTTCTCTTGCTATTGGATGCGGAATGAATACCAAATCTTTGAAATTCTTTATTTTGCTCATACTAGGAATAGTTATTAGTTAAACTGTTCCTAAATCAAACTCCGAATATCGCTTCTTTATTTCTTGTCTCATCCATTCAAGAACAGCGCAATAATCATCGTAGTCTTTTTCCGGTACGTAATCTTCGAGCCTTTTAATCATATCCCGAAGTACCCAAGCTCGTTTCTTCGTAAGGTTTATGCGTGCTCCAAAAATACCTTTTTGGCTCATCTTATATAGCCCTTCGGCAAATGAGTCATATTCTTTACCATCAATGATTTTGCTCATTACTTTATTGTTTTACGCTAATTACTTAAATTACTTTTTAAAAATCTGGCAAGAGTGTTCCGGTCAACTTTGCATATCTTGGCTATTTTACGTTGTGATATGCCTTCATCCAGAAGCCCTTTAACTAACTCTTTTTTCCCATACAATTTGTATTTATCAGGAGAACTCTTCCGACCTTTAGGACGTCCAAGTATCACACCTTCCAACTTTTTCCGGGCTAACGCCTCCTTAGTACGTTGGCTAATCATGTCACGCTCGATCTCAGCGGCGATTCCAAAAGCGAAAGCCAGCACCTTGCTTTGAATATTGTCGCCAAGTTCATAGCCATCCTTTACAGTATAAACCTTAACTTCATGTAACATGCAAAACTCCAATATTCGCATGATCATAAATAACTTCCTACCAAGGCGAGACAATTCGGAAGTGATTATCACATCTCCTTTCCTCAACTTTTTCATTAATTTCCCCAACAGCCTCTTTTCAGGTTCTTTTGTCCCGGATATGCCGTCATCTATAATCCAATCATCAATTGACATCCCTAAAGATTCCGCTTTTTTACCGACACCCAGCTTCTGATTATTGGAATCCTGTTCGTCTGTACTCACTCTTAAATAGCCATATATCATAATACTGATTCTATTAGTTGCATGGCTTTCACACCATAATGTTTAACTATTATATCCCTCATGGACATACATTCCCATTCTTCAGGATACATCTTTTCAAGTCGTTTATCAAAAGCAATTACATCGATTGTTATATAATTATTTGCCGCTGACATCCAAGCATCATGCAAATCAATTATTGGGAAATTAGGTAATAACCGTTGAAATTCGTTACGGAATTTTGCCCACTCTCCTATTTTAAAATGGTTCATTTCTATTTGGTATTGAGCCTCCCCAAATCGAAGGGAAGGCTCCGGTTATTACTTCCTAAAAAATATATCTCCTGAGATACTTCTTGCCGTGTCATCATTCGTTAAACGAATGTAGCGAAAGAAGTTCTGTTCTGTCTTATGTCCAGTCAGCCGCATGATTTCAAAAGTGGTCATCCGTCCGGTTAAATACATATTGGTGGCGGCTGAGCGCCGGGCGGTATGGCTACTTATTAGCTCCCATTTCTCACGAGTGGCAGTAACTAACTTACCGCCTTTGGTGTATGAGAACGTCACCTTATCGTCCAACCCTATTTCTCGCATTATCACCTTCAGGTACTTATTGAAATACTGGATGCATAGCTTGCACGGGATATGTCCTTTATATTTTTCAAATATCTCTTTAACGTAATCGTGGGCTGGTATCTTCACGTCAACGTTAGTCTTCTTTGTTCTTTTCACGATGTATTCATTCTGATAATTATCAATTGTTAAGGTTGAATAGTCAGAATAGCGAAGAGCTGTCAGACAACCAACCACAAACAAATCACGTATGCGCTCCTTGGCTTTCCGCTTGTTCTGCTTCTCAAATTTATAATAATAGATGCGGCTAATCTCATTCATCGACAAGAATACGGCATTGGTAGGTTCCAACTGAATGTCAACCTCATCATAAGTCGTGTCGACAGCGTAATTATACCGTGCTGCCCGGCGAACGAGTGACTGAGTCTTTAGAATATACCCTACAATAGTATTATGCCTTAACCCTTGGTCTTCGAGGTAAACAATGAAATCATCCAGGAATTCCGATGTAACGGAATTGGTATAGATGTCGCAATCAAATTCCTCGGAGAATTTGTCGATGTGCTTGATAATGGCGTCATAGACCGCTGCATAGTGTTCAGACTTGCGTCTGCTTCTCTTTTCAAGTACTTCCCGCGCGAAAGAGGTGAAGTATACACCTTCTATCGGTTTATTCTGCCGGAAGTGGTTGATGTAGTCCTTTCTTGGCTTGGCCTCAAGGACCGGATAAGAAACTGCTAATGTTGTTTTGGCTATTCATTTTTAAAGGTTATTTATCCACCTGATACAGCCTGCACCCCGTCTTTTCCTTTGCCCGGAGCAGGAAGCTTGCCGCTTCGTCACTGTCTATCACCAGTTTGATGGCAGTCAATCCTTCCGTTTTGGGTCTCTGGAGCAACAAGGAGCATGGCTGACCGTAGTAATTCCAGTAGAAGATAAATTCCGTTAAATGGAAATTATCTATCTGAACTATAAAGTTCTCAGGGATACGCTTCATTATACGTCATCTTTGCCAGTTGATATTCCGCATCCTGATTGCGTATGGTCTCCAAGCATTCACGCCAGCCGGGAAAACCTCCCAGATTATTGTCATCAATGTACACATGCGCATACACCTTGTTTCCGCCTTCGCCATACCTGGCCACATTCTCCGGATTGTGGTCGTTCACCCGGTCGAAAGGAATGCCATGTTCCAGCAGCCAGTTCACGGCATCCAGCAGAGGTTTCCCGCAACGGCACGTCCAGATGATGATATAGTGTCCGTCTTGGTGCAACTGCCGCAACACTTCGCCGGCATAAGGCTGTTCTCCCTGAATGACGGGATAATTGCTTCTGGCAATCGTCCCGTCAAAATCTACCGCTATTATCATGCTCATTCAATATAATAAGTCTGTACCAAACTATTATTCCGATTGATGTGCAGCACCGTCCTGCCTTCATCCGTACGTATCTCCGTAGTCACCTTCTCCGCACGGATGTATCCGCGCGAGCGTTGAGCCGCTATCTCGGCATTGATGAATGCCTGCAAGTTCGTGAAGTCCCGTTCGTTGCCCTGGAAAGACATGCGTCCGGTGGCTAAAGATACCGACTGTTGCACATTCAGCAACCACTGCGGCTTGTCGTTCGGGATGATTGAACTATACTTTATCTGTGCCATACGCTACATCGCTGAAAGTGACAATGGCAGACTCACCGCATTCCCTTGTTCATCCTTCATCTCCACCTGAATGAACTGGCACGTCGGTACCGGACGATAAGCGGCCTTAATAATATTGATACCTTCGATGAACCGTTCATCCTTTGACTTGATGGCAAGTTTCTCCAGTTCCAGTACCTTGTTGGCCTTCAGCGCGCCTTTGCGATCTTTAGCAAGCAGGCTCATGACTGTGTCCACCAGGTTGGCACTGTTTTCGTCTTTGGCCATAGTCTTGATATACTCTTTAACCATATCGATACCCGCCTCCACGGTGTCATCCCACCCTTCATTCACACGATTACCCAGCGTAAGACTCATGCGACTGTCACTTGTGGTAAAGGTGTCGCTACGTCGATCTCCTTTCACTTTAAAGAGTTCATTCTTCATTTTGACAACGGTGCCGAACTCGTTGAAAATGTCTTGTTTGATACGCATCATTTCGGAAGACAGGAGTTGTAACTTCGTTACACTTGCCTTGACCGTACAGTCTACTAATTGCTTATAAGTCTCACGTTCTTGTTCGATGCGGTTACGCTCCGCCTTTTCTTCAGCTTCCAGTTGTGCCTTCAACTGGAAGCGTTCTTCTGCTGTTAACTTTGTAATGTCCATACTACTATTTTTTTCTGGGTTAATACTATAATTTCATCTTATATACTTTCTTCAATTCATTCTCTACGCGATCATGCTCCACGTACAGATTGTTTCTACGGCTCACCAGATCAGCATACTCTTTCCTGGTAAGTACCGCCGGTTTGAACAGCCTTTCATGTATCCGGTCTATTTCACTTGGTATTCTGTCCAGCCTGTCTAACAGCATGTTGATGCGGTTGATGCGGTGCTGTTCCACACTTTCTTCATCTATCTTTTTCATCATTCGCTTTTCTTTAAGATGGATTCCAGTTTGGGGATCAATTGGATCAGTTCCTGAACATCCAATTCCCGGAACTTCTTCCCTGCTATTCGCGGAGACAGGCAATAAGCATTTACCGCTCCCCAGTCAGTGGTGTCCACTCCGATCCGTTGCATTCTTTTCAATACGGCGGAGCGGTATTTCTTCAGTTCCCGTTCGCTGATGGTCAGTTCCCGACTTTCACTTTTAGCCCCGTTGATATAACCGCACAAGTATACGGCTTCCTTCATGGTCAGTTCCTTGGTGGTATCCGTCCGGCCGTCCGTCAGTCTCAACAGGATTTCCCGCTTTTGTCCGTCACCAATGCCGTGGGTGCTATAAATCACGTGCAGTTTCTGTATCAGCTTCTTGCTGATCGGTTGTTTCGTTTTCTGTTCCATTGCTTTCTATGTTTTTTAAGTGATATTCCTGATAACCTTTCGCCCATACGATGAAGTATCCGCGGGGGCCTCCTTTCCCGCGTCCGATGAATGTGGCTTTGAATCCATCCACGTAAATGCGCTTGAAGCTGTCACGCTTCACCCTGTATGCCGCCTGTCCTTCCACTTCTTTCCCGTCTACGTGGGAGATGAAGATGAACACTTTGCGGGGATACTTCTTGCGCAGGCTGATGATCTCATCCGCTTTCCCTCCGCACTGGTCTACGTAATACTGCACGGAGTCGATGATGACCACGTCCGCACTGCGCTGCTTGGCAAGATACCCGTCCAAATCCTTTGGAGTGACCTCATCGGAGAAAATGATGCGGTTGATGTCGCTTCTCATTCCCACATCGTGAACGGATTCGACGAAGTCCGTACATCCGCCCATCTCCAACGTGAGGTAAAGCACCCTCATTCCCATTTCATCCAGCTTCCGGGCGAGTTGCAGGGCGAAAGAACTCTTACCCTGTCCGGACTTTCCGTAAATAATCCAACAACCGGATTTCTCCGGACGGCCGAACGCCTGATACCATTCTCCGTCGAAGTCGATATACTCATGGCGGATGTCCTCCAGATTCTTCAAGCTCCACACCTTCATCCCAACTCGCCACGTTCTATCTGTTCGCGAATCAGTTCAGCCTCAATCATACCGCCCAGCTCCCGGAGGTCATCCGCAAAGTCATAAAACTTGCCGCTGCCTTCTACAGGCTCTTTACGCACCTTATCCAGCTTTCCCCAGATGAGTTGCTGCGTTTCTTTATCCTCCACTCCATTGGCGGCGCAAATAGCCATCACGTCTTTTTTTGTAGCTCCCAGAAGGGATATGTATGTACGCTTGAAACGACCGTCTATTTCGTCGTATCCTTCAATTCGCCCTACATAGCGTTTGATGGTACGTTCCAGTGTTTCCGTTCCGGCTACGAGCGCGCCCATGCGATGAATCGTATCGTCATAGATCGGTATAAGCGTACATAGCGCGCTATGTGTCAACTTACCCGCGTCATCCAGTATCAGCAACGGTCGTTTGTCCGCTAAACGGTTGAAATGAGAAACGATAACATCTATCAGATCATCGTTGTCCATGTAGCGGGTGATGGTTTCACCCAAACATACGGCTAATTTGGAAAGGAACTTGTGAGCTGTCCATTTACGACACTTCAGGTATACCACTGAGTTATCTGAACTCATGTTGTAAAGGTCGATCAGAGACTGTGTCTTTCCGCTTCCTGAACGCGATGAAATGCAGACCCATCGACGGTTTTTCTTTGCAGCCAGCAGGGCAGTACGTACTTGCTGGTAACTGGTAACGCTTTCAACCACGTTCCACGCATTCTCGTAGTAATTGAGACCAGCAGCAATCTTCTCAGCGATGGCGTCTTCTTTTGCTCCATATTTGCCACTACGAAACTGTGACATGGCAGTGTCTGAGACTCCGCATTTGCGTGCCAATTCCGTTGCGGATGATCCGCGGGTGATCAGCTTCTCTATGTACGTTTTTAATGCTTGATTATCCATGTTATATATCTTTTTAAACTGTTTTTAAACTGTTTTTTTATTATCTTGAAAAATTCATGTCCAGCGGGTTGTAGTCGTAGTCTTCATCATCTCCTGCAGCGATGGGGATCACTTCTACGAAGTCGGCTTCCGTTGCCTGATCACGCATCTTACTACGCACATCCTTGTGCTGTCCCTGGCTGTCGGTGATAAGGTAACGATCTAACATCGTGTCTCCGATGAGTTCCGGTATCCGCTGGCGAATCGTCTCAATACGATTGTCTACATCGGTTGTTTTGTTTTTTACCTTCTCTCTTATATCGTTGTTGAAATGGTCTACACGCGCCCGATACTCGAAGTGTTCCGGCTTCTGATCCGCCAATGCCATCGGTACTTTTATATCCCGTTGCATCATATAGCAAAGTGTTCCGATTTCCTTGTCCACCCGACCGGATTTCAATCGTTTGGCATTCGACACAAGTACTTGACTCATATCGTCCGGATCAAAGCGGACGATCCAGTCTTCATTGTAGTGGTCTCTCAGTGAAAGATCGAAGCTATCGAAGCAGATACGTTCACCCATGAATTCGATAAATAGCCCTGAGCCTGTGATGTGGTTGGTACGTCCGGTAGTTTCACCCATCAACATCAAATACTCCTCAATACCAAAAGGTTGTTTACGGGCTTCTTCCGTGCGTTCCCATGCCGCACGGTAGGCGTCAATCTTTTTAGCGCGTTCCGTCGCTATCATGGCTTCTATTTGTCCGATAACAGTTGCTTCGTCTGGTACTACATGACGGTTGTAATTGATAATTTCCAGATTGGGCTGGTTCGATGAGTCGGCTGTTAATCCAAACCCTGACCAATTGGCTTGTTTCTGACACCAATCGCGATTCAGATGCAAGAAGTACGGTTCGATGATCTTCGATTTTGCATTTCCCAAAGCTGCCGGAGTATAGTGCTTGGTCATTGCCTGATAGAACGGAACCATCACTTTCTTTTGATAGTTATCACTTTGCAACTGCAGTGGTTTATAACGTTGCCCGAAAAGTTCCTTCGTATGATTTACCGCGTTGCGCAAGGCTTCACGTATCAAGGCGGGGGATTCATGGTCACCGATGGCGTAGCCTACAGGGTATTTCTCACAAGCGTCCAGTACGATGACTGCCGTCTTACGGTTGGTGTACGTGGTAGTGAAATACTTCTTTCCATCTTTCCCTTTTTTAGGAGCTTTCTTCTGGTATAGCAACTCAACTGTCCAGCCGTCGAGTGTCCAGTAGGTGAGCGCCTGTGTCGGTGCGGAGCGATGTACCTGCTTCATGCGGGTATTGAGTAATTCTTTTGTCCCCTTACAACCCGACATCGTAGTCAGATCAAACTTTTGTCTCCAATTCTCAACTGTGCTAGGGCTGTCTATCGGTTTCCATTCCATCAGGGAGGCAATTTTGTTATATTCTTCCATCACTTGCACATTGTTCAGATTGTTGTGTAAGCTCAGAAGTTTGTGCATCACTGCTTTTGCGTCTTCGGTCATAACTACTGCCGCGTTCTTATTGCCGTAAGACTTATGGATGACACTTTTAAATCCTTCTTCTTCACCATCTTTGCGGGCTGTCTCATATTGCTCGCATTTACGTTTGAGTGATTTCCAGTTTTTCGGCAGATTGTGCGGGAAGATGTTTCGCCCGTTCGGGTCTTTCAAAGTCAGGAGGTCGTTACTCAACTGACACAAGCGTTCCCACACATTGATGCGGGTACTTCCGCTACCCACCGCCCACTGCTTGCGGGTATCCCGCAGCTTCAGCAGTGCGTCCATGATGCGAATACTCAACGTGTACTCATCTATCTTTTCCGGTGGGAGCTTGCGATCTTCATCATAACGATACTTCACACTGAAAAACTCGTAGGCGGCATTACCGTAGACGATGGCTTCCTCAAGTGCTGACTTCTGTGTCTTGGTGGCGATTTCCGCACGGGGATCACCGTACACTTGAATGTACTTGTTCTTAATGTCTTGTCTCATGGTCTCAAAATCTACAAGGGCAGAGCTACCGGGAGTGCTACGACGAAGAACAATGATTTGACTTCTGTTTTTCATTGAACAAAATGTACCATATGTTAGAAATCCAGTTTCGCTTCCGAGACACCTGCTTTCATTATACGATAAGAGCTCATTCGCAAACACACAAACTCGGTTATTAAAAATCTCAGCCATAACATTACTTATTAACTTTTAGTGCAAGCCCCGGCACTGCCCCGAAGATGTAGCTACCTCCCTACTTTTTACCATACCCATTGAAACATAGGGTATTCAAATTAATAGTGTTACCTGAAAACAGGGAAGTTCTTTACTTGCGATCCATTTACTTATTTTCCGCTTTCAACTCGCGTTCAATGACTGTCACCACGGAAAAGGCTACTATTACAAAAGCCGCCCACATCTTTGATGAGGAAACTTCTATCTGATCTACTAATGCTATAGCGGTGATCATACCCACCGCTACCATTACATTCTGAATAATTCTGATCGTTTTCATACGCTATATCGTTTTTAATATTGTTTTAAAAAGTCTATCCCTATTCATCCCGAACCGGGATAGTTTTGCTACATTTGTAGCATATTCAACTAAAAAATATTATACGATGACTGATTACTGCCAATCCGGCTTTCCTAAAACAATTGATTCCTTATCTGATTTTCTTGCCGAACTCCAAAAGAGAGGAGCTGATAAACACATGATTGATATTCATTACTGTGGAGAACCGGGAACCGGTATGCTTCATGAGTTCATGTGGGATGCTATCAAACAAGGTTACATTGAACAGGATCTTAGCCCTTCATTGGGGAACAATACTCCCCAACGGGTAAAGCTTCGTATGAGTGCTATCGCTTACTTGGAAAGTAGAAAAGACGCACGTTCGTCCTCCAGAAGAGATACTGTCAATCTTATAATATCTATCATTGTATTGCTTGTTTCCCTTATTGCGCTTATTTTGTAATAGGGAATATAGACTCACTAACTGAATCGCCAGTATGGCAAAAAGTATATATGTATTAATTTCAGAAAGAATGTTCCGTTTCATACGCTATGTATTTATTGTTTTTAAATCCGTTTAAAAAGTCTATCCCTATTCATCCCGAACCGGGATAGTTTTGCTACATTTGTAGCTGAAACCAAAATTTATATAATCATGAATACTCCTAAATCCACTCTACGAAGATGGAGATTAAACTATGTCATTACATATATCAATAGTGACTGTGCTAATCGGTATCGACCATTAATTTTGAACACATTGGCGAACATTGCCATAATTCATAGAATTGATTACGCGATAGAACACGAGTACCCGATTTACGATGAAATACGCAATGAACTGAGTAAGCCTCTTCAAGGCATTCTGGCAGACGTGATCTATTTTCGTGCTTCACGTAATTCTTTGTCTTCGATAACTGACTTCCGCCGGTTGGTCGATCTGATATTCCAAGACTACGATATAACATGGCGCGGAACGCCTTATGAAGTGAAATGCCAGATTCAGAAGTTTCTACCTCAATATCCTTTCCCAGAAGAATTCTGCCGTCCAAAAGATTATCCATATCTGGAGTACCATAAAGACGGACAAGCGAGGATTGTAGTTCCGGCTTCAACTGTTGAACAGGTAGTAGATGAGATGGAAAAAGAGAAACTAAATTAGTTCCCTCATTTACATATACCTTTAAGTTTCTGAATTTACATTCGGACTGGGATTTTATTGCCTTTTCCATACCTTATATCACCTCCTTCACATTGCCTTTGGCATCCAACACCTTCACCATGCGTTTCAATTCATCGGTTACATCAATGATTTGCACAAGTTTTCCGCCATTAATCAGGGCGGCTTCTCTAATTTTGCAAGCCTGTTCGCTATTTCTACGAAACAATAACGCCTGACTCACGTTTTGCACACTGACTTTAAAAGTCTTTGCAAGCATTGCCTTACCTACTGCATTTAATTCGATTTTTTGCCTCATATATCTACCTTATTAGTTTTTTCCGTATATTTGGAGCTGTTTCACTTAAACATGCTGCAAATATACGGATAATTATCACGATTACAAATTTAATCGTGAATATTTTCACAATAAAATATGGATATGATAGAAAGATTAGCTCAATTTATACAAAGTCTAGGGATTAGCGTAAGGGCTTTTGAAATCAGTATAGCGGCTAGTGATGGCATGATCCGTCGCGCAATCAATAATAAAAGCGACATTCAAAGCAAATGGATATCGTCTATTGCGGATAATTATCCGCAGTTAAACCTTGACTGGTTGATTATTGGTCATGGGGCAATGCTCCGTGATGAGCAAACCCTATCTGTAGCACGAGAGCCCATAGTAACACAGGATGAATCAACCTATCATATTTTATATAAAGAAGAAAAAGCAGAGAACAAGGAGTTAATTAAAGAAAATGGTCGTCTCGAAGAGCGTATCCGCACTCTCGAAGCCAAACTCAAAGAATGTCAATCTGCGCTAGAACCTGACATTGAACATCCTAAGGATTTAAGCAATGCGAAGGATGCTTCTATCAAGAAACGTTCTTCGCAACTCAATCCAAATGTCGGCTCTGTCAGTGCCCCCTCAAAGGAATTATAGTCATAGTTATAAATTAGGAAGTTATGCCATTGACTATCAGTTAAATAGCTAATTAACACAACATTATTATTACATATTATAGGTATTAACTCAACGCATAAAGCTATAATATAGGTTCAAACTCAACATATAAAACATCTAATTTTGAATGCCTGTTGAATGCCTGTTATTCACAATTTGTATATGTAAACGAATGCCTGTTGAATGCCTGAATGAATATTTTGCTATATTTTAACCCTAAATTAACAATAATGTATTTAGGTTATTATAATCCATATTCGAAGGGATAACTATTCATTGATGTGTATTTTATTAATATTTTCCAATATAAATACTTCCATATTATAAATATTTGGTAGTTTTGCACAAACAAAATATCTAAATAATGAAGTTATGTCTAAGGTTATACACGTGCATCTTATATTCGAGAAGATAGATCGCTATTTTGGTTCCATATCAGCAATATATGGAACTTTTAGTGCGGATCAAGTAGGAATTCAGAAGAGTACTCTACTTCACAAAGGTCTCGTTGATGGAGGCTCAGTACTCACAAAAAGAGCCATAATCAAACAAGCCCAGATAATCAGGAACAAACAGGAATAGCCATTTCCCGGCTTGTAGTGGCACTTTCCCCACTAAACAATAAAAGGCTACGTGTATTGTCAATATTGACGTACGTAGCCTTTTTATTTGCCCAAAATTAGAACGATTCGCCCTCCGTTCTTTCCATCTTCTTTCATACCCTTTATAAAAAGGCTTTTCCCGACCGGCATCGATGGAAGCAACACGGAAATAACCGGAAGCAAAATGGAACGAACGGTACTTTTTGTTTTCTTCAAAATAAATCAGTTCAACAGCTTTCAATCCCCGATGTACAGGGAGTTCCACGCAGTTCACTTCACATTTCACTCATGCCACATTTTGTATTGAGCCCCGTAATTAGTTGCTCAGTCATAGAACGACCTTTCGCACTGATACCCTCATCAAACAAAAGTTGATTCTCAATTTCAGTGACAGTAGAACCTTCAATAGCTGTTGAATGGGTAATAAGAGAATACAGATAGAATTTATCGTAATCTATCTGTTTGTCAATACCCAGCTCCTTAAACTGGGCTAATAAGGACAATATCTTCTGTTCTCTTGTCAT